CGTCACCGCAGAGCTGCGGCGCATCCGCGCGGAGATGACCCGGCGGAGGCTGCGGTGAGGGTCGGCGACCTGCGCAAGCTCTTGGCCGCCCCGGGCAGCAGTCGATCGCGAAGAACGGCGTGTCGTCCTCGTCGTGCGCGTGCTGGACCTCGGCGCCGGAGATGGTCCCGCAGTAGTCGCTGCCGTCGTCGTCCCACGCTCCGGACGACGATCTCGAGGTCGTCGGTCACGCCCGGGGCGGCCAAGAGCTTGCGCAGGTCGCCGACCCTCATCGCAGCCTCCGCCGGGTCATCTCCGCGCGGATGCGCCGCAGCTCTGCGGTGACGCTGTCGACCTCCGCGCCCACGGCGCCGCGCAGCCTTGGGGACTCGAGGTGGCGCAGGTGGGAGCGCTCCAGGTTCGCGAGCGCGCCGTCGGGCAGCTCGCGCAGGTCGTTGGCGACCGTCACTGGAACGTCGTCCCCGCCATCATCTGCCCGACCTGCACGACCGTCGCCAGCGGCGTGACCCTCGCGCGGCCGTCGACCTGGTACTCCGCGCCGCTGCCGTAGCGGGCCAAAAACTCGGCGTGCGCCGCGTCGTACTTGACCAGCACCGTAGCGACCACCGTGACGGGCTCGAACGCCGGCACGTCCGCGGCGTACGTCGCGTAGGGCGGCACCCACGGCGCCGGCTGCGCCGGCGCGCCGAGGTCGCTCGACGTCTCCACGAGGAAGGTCAAGAGGAACCACCCGTCCGGGGCCGGTGGCGCGGGTCGTGACTACTGGCTCGCATCTTTGAACGCATCGGCGACGGCCTGCCAGTCGACTGACCCATTGCCGCGCATCCGGTCGAGCTTCGCCCGCTCGGTCCGTGGTCACTGGCGCGCACGCGAGTGCGCTGTTGTTGGTTACACTCTCCACTCGTGTCCTTCATCGAGGTACCCGTGCCAGTGTGGGCACCCGAGCGATGCTCTGATCTCCAGGCTCCCATCGGCGCACTCGCGGAACGTGTGCGGCGGGGAGACGACATGGTGAACCGCTCGGCCGCCAGGTGGTATGCCCGGGTCGCGCGCGTTCGGCGGAAGGAAGAAGACAGCTGGGACGTCTCCGGTGTAGCCAGTAATCGGCCCCATGTAGTCTCCTGGCTCCGTGGGGAAGGTGCCGAGGGGGAGTCTCCTGCCTTTCATCGCTGGTACGTCCTTTCGTGGTGCATGGCGCGCATGCGCGTACTGGGTTCGTCCCTACCGTTCCTCACCTCGCACTGAGCGCTTTGGCCATCTCGCGGACGGTCGAAGTGAACAGGTGGTCCTTGCCTTGCTGCGCTACCGGGAGCTGAGCGTACGGGACGAAGCACGGGTGCTCCTTCTTCTCGGGGTCTTTGACCGGGCCGTACTTCCACCCGGTCGCTGCCTTCTCGGCCAGCCAAGACTCGTGCGACTGCTCCGGCGTGTTGCCGGCGAGGGCTCCGGTGACGCCGTTGCGCGCGCTCGACTTCTGCCAATCGGGGGCGTCCTCCCACGATGGCTGAGAGGTGTCTCCGAGCGCCAGACAGTAGGCCCGGTTCACTTCGTGCGCCGCACGGGCGCATGCTTCTACGACGTCGTAATCACTCATGGCTTGTCTCCTTCGGTTTCCGTTGTCTTGAATCGTCCCGCGCGCACGCGGGTGGCGCGATCGTCATTACCTCGTTCCACACTCTGGGCACGATCGGTACCCGGGATGCGATGGGGCGACGCATCCCGGGATGTACCCGCGGCTCTCCGATCGTGCCTCCTCGGTCTTCATTAGCGACTCGTCGCACACGTGTCCGGTAAAGCCGCACGATTGGCATTCGCGAGCCAACTCGCCTAGCCCGCGCATCGCAAGCCTCTCCGCGTAGGTGTGTCCGTTGCGCGAGCACCACGCCTTGAGCGCGCCCAGCATCAGCTTCATTCGCTCCAAGTCTTGGCCAACCTCTTGGAGCTGCCGACGAACTGATCCGGGAGCGCCTACCGGATGACTTCCGGGGTCGCGTATGGCCTCCAGCGCATCGCTCATACCGTTGAAGTGCTCGTCACTCATCGCCCTCGTCTCCTATCGTCCCGCGCGCAAATGGGTGAGTCTCACGCTAGCGCTTTCCGCGCCTTTTCAAGAACCGGGCCAACCACGGACCAATCCATCTCGTGGCCGAAGGCCATCACCGGAGGGAGATCAATCGGGTGTAGGATTCGTGCGCTCGACGGTGACTGGTGATGCTTCTCCACACATGACACCGCGACGCCGGCAAGGACGGGTGACCGGTGGAATCGACCCGCCGGGAATCGGTACGTGTGCCCCTCATCGATGAGGTAGGAGGCGCGTCGAGCGTGGAAGCGGCCAGGTAGCGGCTCTGTCGGACCGTGGTAGCCGGTGTCCTTCGCGGCTCGCGCGTGGGTGAGCTTCAGCATGGCCCATTTCCCGTCGTCTGACTCTTCGGGGAAGATTTCCTCATGCGCGACTTGGCCGCACAAGACATGCGAGACAAGGTCGAATCGGTGGTCGTGGATGTCCCCACTCTCGGACATGCCAGGCTTGACCAGCTCGGGTGCCCACACGTGCAATCGCACCTCCGGTTCGCAGTCTTCGATGACGTAACCTTGAAGCACGCCGATGCCGTGGTGCCGCCACTGCATCGACGGGAAGAGCGCGAGGGCCATGGCCCGCATCGCCGGGGTGCTTCGGTTCTTCTCGATAGTCGTCAGTTGCATCGGTTCCTCCGGTTTCTGGCAAGCGCGCAGATGGGTGAGTCTGCGGCTCGTCACTTCACGTCTTGGCAGTCGACGATACCGAGCGCCCTTGTCTCCGCTGGCATCGACTCCGGATGGCTAGCCTCGTGCTCACGCACCCATCGAAGTGCCGTGGAGTACGAAACCTTTGCGGCCTCCTGTACGAGGCGGGCACACTTCTTCTCGTAGTTCTTGGTGGTCATGGTCTCTCCAGGGAGGCGCGCATGGGGTTGAACTTACTTGCAGGTGTTTAGCGCGATGATGAAAAGCCAAAGGCTGCACCATCCAATGAAGCCGGCAACGCGGTTGACGGCGCGTATCAAGGCGAGCGCTCTGTCGTCATTCATGGTCACCTCCGGTGAAGCGCGCAGATGGGTGAGTTTCACGGCGCCAGTTCTTCGTCGGTGAAGGCCTCGATCTTGACCCGCCCCTTGCCTCGACAAGTGTGGCACTTGGTGGCTGGGCGGATGCGAATCTCCGTCTCCGACATACTGAAAGAGCCGTCGCAATTCGTGCCCGTGCCACCACACGACGGGCATGGCCATCCTGGCTTCGGCGGAACCTTCGTCAAGTCGATCACGATCTCGTCGTTCATGATGCCTCCAGGCAAGCGCGCATATGGATGCCTAGGCGGCTCCGTCATGCGACAGCAAATATTCTCGTGTCATCTCGACGATCTCGGCGTCGATGGCCGTTCGGTCCGGTTCGCGAGGTAGCGCGGTCGACGTCTGGTACAGGACGTCGCACTCGGCCTCGATCCTCTCGGCCTCTTCGAGCAGAGCGTCATACGATCGCTCACCGTTGCGCACCGCCAGAAGCTCGTCACGGTCCGGCCTCTTCACGACCACCTTGCCGGTGGTGAGCAGCTCGCGACACATGCGCATGAGCCGGATCAGGTGCATCCCGTGCTTCGTGTCGTACCCGTGGGCGGCCTCCAGCGAAGCGCGCGCCGGGTTCCTGGTCGCCTTCCAATTCTCGTACTGCTTCCAGTGAGCCAGCGCGCTCTGGTAGGCCCTCTCGCGGACGAACAGCGTCATCACGTCCTTCGGCATCTCCAGCTCGACGCCCTTGGACATGAGGCTCTCGAACGAGCCAAGCTCACTCGCGGACACCTTCGTCCCCTCGGGTAAGCCGGAGTCCTTTCGGGACGGGGGCGCCTTCGGCGGATCGAGCAGCCATGCCCGGTGCGTCTTGATTCGCTTCAACTGGGCGTGCGCGTATCCCGAGAACGTGAACTTCGCCTTCTTCGATAGAAAGGTGTCGCGCATCGAGCGGAGCCGTTCCCCGAACGGGTCGATCTTGAGAACGTCCTCGTCGGCAACGTGGAGCACTTCGATGATGTTCGGGTTGCAGTCGGCCGCGAGGGACGCGAACTTCTCCAGCGAGTAGACGACGCGATCCTGTTCGTGCCCCTTGCTCACCATCAACTCGGCCTGCTCGAACCGCTTGAGGAAACCGAAGTAGCAGTCCGCCGGCTTGATGCAGACACCCTTGACGTCCAGATCGCTCGTCGGCGTGTTCAGGCCATAGGCGTGGCTGCCGTGCTTGACCAGAAGGATCGTGCGCGCGTCGAGATCGAAGTGCATGGCTCAGGCTCCGTACCATTCGTCGTGAGCACGCGCCGACTTGACGCGCACGAATCTCGGTGGCTCGCCCGTCTCCAAGACAAGCGCCGTCAGGTGGCCGCCGTAGCAACATCCAGTGTCGATGCCCCACCGAAAGTGGCCGTCTCGCTCGTCGACGCGCGGCTCGTCGAGACCCCATACCGCGTGCCCGTAGACCACGTGGTGCTGTCCGTCGTAGCGAGACGCCCACGGCGTGGAGCCTGCCGGCTGCACGATGCGACCACCCTCGTCTTTCTCCGACGACGCCTGCTCGCCGGCCTCCGTGAGCCATCGGCAACGGATGCAGACCCCGTGCGGCTGCGCGTCGAGCGGCCGGCCCGGCAGTAGCCCAGCATGAACGGCGATCACATTGTGCTCCTCGATGTAGATGAAGTCGGGCGCGGCCTCCAGCCACGCCACGTCCGCGTCCAAGAGCATCGCATTCTGGCGGATGTCCTCCGGCTTGAGGTGCGGCGCCTGTCCGCTGTACTTCTTGTCGGTCGACTTGCGCGCCAGATGCCGCCGATACCGCAGGTGCTTCTCGTCGTGATTGCTCTGCACGACCTCCGCGCCGTACCTGCGTGCGAGGTCCACACACTTCGCCGGCTCCGGACCGCGGTCCATCAGGTCCCCGAGCGAGATCAGGCGATCGGCCCCCTGCACGTACTTGATGGCGTACGTCAGCTCGTCGAGCTCGTTGAGGCAGCCGTGGACGTCTCCGAAGACGATCGTTCTCATGGTGTCCCGTTTTTATACCTAACGTCTCGTCACTGTTTGAGAATCCGAGAAAAACGCCTTGCGTGAAGCGCGCATACGGTTCATTCGCCCCGCAGCGCTTTTCGTAGTTTCTTGGCGTAGTCATTCGCCGCGTCTCTCGTAGAGTGCCAGGCGACCACGACGTGAGCGTGGTCGCCAGGATCCGAGAAACCGCACACGCGGACCGACCACTGGCGTCGGTCGCCGTACAGCACACGCACGCGCACGAACTGTCTCTGAGTCACGACAGCTCCCGGTCCCGGTTCGCGTGCCTGCGCACCCTGACCCGCCTGCGGTGCCTGGGCTGCCTCGGCGGGTCGACGTACTTTGTGACGCACTCCGGGCAGAGCCACCCGCCCCGGCTGAAGACGTGCCGGTCGGGCCGCCCCTGCTCGGACGCGAGCAGGCGCACCCACACGGCGCGCCACCCGGCGCGCACCAGGTGCGCGCAGTAGCCGCCCACGGTCTCGCAGTCGTCCTCGACGCCCGGGTGGTCGAAGGTCGCCGGGCACGCCTCGCAGCGGAAGGTCTCGATCATGACGCTTCCTTATCCCTCCACGCCCAGTGCGTCACCTGCGGGTTCGCGCCCGCCGGGCCGTACGTGCGCGCGACCTGGAAACCATCCCGCAGCTCCTCGGGGACGCCTAGCACGGCAACCAGCTCGGCCAGCAGCCGCCTCCCATCCTCGGCGGGTGCCCCGCCGCGCCAGCTCGCCGACAGGTGCCAGAGGTCGCGCTCCGCTTCCCGCGCCGCGACGCGATCCGCCGGGTCCTGCTCGCCGAAGACCCGCTCGACCTCGCGCCGCGCGAAGGCGACCCGCTCGGGGTCCGCCGCGTACGCGTCCTCGTACGGTCCGTGCGTCAGCTCCAGCCGCCAGCCGGCCCAGTGGCGCGTCGCGAGCTTGCGGGCACGCGCGTCGCGGCGCAGCCGGCGGGCGACGTCGGCGGGTGAGTCGGTCACGGAAGCACCCTCCCCATCGCGTCGGCGAGCGACCGCCGGTACTCCGCCGTCCCCACGTAGCACCACGAGCAGTGCTCGCCGCGCGGCCGCCCGTGGTCGCAGTGCGTCTCGCGGCGCTCCGCCAGGGCGGCCGCGAGCGCCTCGGGCGACAGCGCGCGCACGCGCTCGAGGGCCCGCTCGAGTTCGGGCGGCGGGGGGTCGGTCGCGCGCGCGTCCCATAGACTGCCCATCACGGCTCCCCTTCCCGGGAGGGCGGATCGAGCAGCCGCAGCCGATCCGCGACCCGCCGCGGCGGCGGCGCGTAGCTCGGCGGCAGGAACCGCGGCACCGGCGGCAGCGGCAGGTCGGGGAAGTAGCCGGCCACCATGCAGCGGAAGCCGTTGCGCTCGGCCAACTGCTCGCACTCGGCGACGGTGCGGTCTCGAGTCGCTTCAGGTCTACCTATGCTGTCCATCGTCAATCTACCTTCGCCCCCCTCGTCTGGATGAGCGCCGCCTCGTGCCCCTGCCAGTGCGGCCGGATCCACGTCTTGCGCCGCAGCGTGTGCCTCGGTCCGTGAGCCTGCATCCGGAAGTGGCCGCGGACCATCCACTGCACCGTCGGCGTACCGCGACGACGACAGCCCTTCTCGGTGTCCCGGGTGCCGTGCTCGATGTACTCCTTGACGGAGCTGCGGCAGTCGATCTCGATCGGCGCGCCGACGGTCACGATGCGGTGCGCTGGCTCCGCCTCGCGGCCCTTGCTCTTCAGGCGGGCATCCACTTTCCTGACCTTGTGTGTGCCCGCGTCCTGCAGGTTGAGCAGGAGCCCGGCCACCAAGCGCTTCGCCATCACGAGGCACCGCTGGGTCGGCGACTCCGCGACGAGGTTACTCTCCTCGCTGACGAGCAGGTCGGCGAGCGTGGGCGCCTCGTCGAGGACCGTCCGCGCCTCGGGTAGCTTGATCGCTGGACCTCCGGTCGTCAGCAGGACCATTCGCGCGCCGAACGAGTAGGTCCCCACCAGGACGCGCGAGAACTCGAACTGGTCGGCGACCAGCATCCCGTTCGGGACGACGACGAGGAACGCGTCCCACTGCTCCTCGATGCCCTCGAGCACGTCCTTCTGGTAGTCCGAGCACATGAGCGCGGCGGCGAACGTGTGGCTCGTCATCAGCCGCTGGAAGGCGTGCACCGCCCACTTCGCCGTGAACAGGATCAGGTGGTCGGGCCATACGAAGGTGGTACCGAAGTGGGACAGCTCGTCGCGTACCTGCTCGTCGGTCCACCCGAGCGCGTAGGAGGTCTCCCAGACGCCGCGCCCGACCCGCATCATGTCGTGGTCGGAGCACTCCGACATCTTGTTCTTGAGCTGGTCGCGCCAGATCCGCAGCGTCTCGACCCGGTCTTTCGGGTCCACCTCCGCGAGCGTCTTCTCGACCACCCTCAACGCCTCCGCGCGCAGCTTGTCCACGCTTACGGCGCCCGGCGGTACGGTCACCCCTTGCGGCATGTGTTCCTGCACGGACTCGCGGACGATCCGGTCCATCGCGCCGTTGCGCGTCGTACCCCACCGGCCCGCGATCTTGTCGAGCCGCTTCACGTCGGCGTCGCCGAGCGTGATCTCGACCGACGACCTCAGTTCGTCGGCGACGCGCTCCCTCTCTCTGTCCCTGTCCACGACGGCGCTCACGAACTCGTCGGCCGTCATCGTGTCGTACTGCCGGCACGTCGGCATGGCGTGGATGAGGTTTCCTGGCTCTGCAGGCGGGTCGCCCCACTTGACGGACAGCGACCTGCCGCAGAACGGGCAGTGCCCGTTCGTGTCTAGCGCCTCGTCGGCGCCCAGCGCGAGCATCGCCCCCGCCCGCACCTTCGCCTCCTCGCCGGCGTCCCACGCCTCGCTCGGGGTGACCACCGCGGGCGGGCGGAGCCTGTCGTACTCGACCTGCAGGCGCGCCGCGAACGCCCCCATCATCCGCTCGCGCTGCTCGGGCGGCGCTCGGTCGAGCAGCTCGTCGAGGATCGTGTCCTCCACGTCGCCGTCCCGGAACTCCGCTACCCGGTGGGCGACCACGCGCACGTACGTCTCGTTGAAGGTCTCCTCGCTCGCGCCGTGCCAGCCGAGCTTGGCCCACCGCCCGCGCATCTCCGCCCAGCGAGGGTCGCCCATCAGGGTCTTGGCGAAGTCCTCGGCGAGCAGCCGCTCGGTGGCCGCCCTCATCAGGTCCTCGCCGGACAGCGCGAGCAGGTCGGCCGGCGCCGTCTCGTAGAGGCGCAGCGCGGTGTGGTCGACCGAGGAGAACAGCAGCGCGAGGTCGCCCTTGCCGACGCTCCTGCGCGCGACCTCCTCGTCCAGCTCGCGACGGGCCTGCTCGACCGTCCGCACGCCGCGCCACCCCCACTCGACCATCATCGCGAGCACGCGCGGGTCGTCCGCGTCGTCGGACACCGAGTCGACGTCGACCGCCACGACCTGCGCCTGCGCGTCGACGTACGCGTCGATCTCGCGGTGGGCGCTCGCCACGACCTCCTCGCCGCGCGCCCGGGCGCAGCGCAGCTCCTGGTGGGCCGTCAGGAGCCGGGCCTGGAGCGACTCGGCCCTGTCAGTCAGCTCCCGGATCTCGCGGGACCGCGCCCGCCGCTCGCGCCGGTTCACGACGGCCTCTCGGACGCCGCCAACCGGTCGACGGCCGCGTGCAGGTGCTCGACGCAGTAGGCCGACCGGAACGCGGGTTTCCCGCAGAGGCTCGCGCCGACCCGCCAGCGGCAGGTGTACTCGCCGTCGGTGAGCCGCTCGAAATAGAGTAGGTGGTCCTCCGGGGCGTGGTCGCCGCCCGGTCCGTCGTAGTACGGCGAGCACCGCCCGCACACGAGCGTCCTGCAGCCGTGGCAGTAGTCGTCCTCGCCGCACGGCTCGAGGCAGTGGAAGCACCGGCCTACGGTCACGACCGACCGCTGCCGTTGTTGGTATCGCTGTCGGTTTGATCGCCTCTTTCCTTGCGATGACGGTTCTGGCTCGTCTTGTAGCCACCCTTCCTCCCCGCCTCACGCGCCTCTTCCGCCGTGAACTCGTGCGCCTTCCCCAACACGTGGGCGGCCTTCCTGCCTTTCCTGGAGATCTCGCTCACTAGTTTCCGATCCATCAAGGCGAAGCCTCGACGCTGCTTGCCGTTGGGCTGGAGCGGGTGGTCGGTCTTCTTCGTCCTCGGAGTCTCTAGAGCTGTCTTTCTAGCCAAGGTTATCGCCTCCTCTGCAGTGTCACACTCGATCGAAAGACCTTGAACGAGAACTCGATAAGTCACGGTACGACCTCCAGCACCCCGCGCGTCGCGTACGTCTCCTCGCCGTCGCCCTCGCGCGTGAGCCGGTAGTCGTCGACGACGTCGTCGACGAGCATGCCCATGCGTCGCGGCGTCCAGCTGGTGCGCCAGACACCGTCGTGCCCCCGCGTGCCCCACCCCGAGCACCTGCAGGTGAGCCGCACGCGCGTCCCGTCGGGCAGCGCGAGCCGCTCGGCGAGCCTGTGGCGCACCCGCGCCACCGGTCGCCAGCGGCGCAGCAGCGCCCTCGCGAGCCAGAAGAGCCCAAATCGGACGATGAGCCACAGAGCGGCCGTGCCGGCGACGATAGCGATGATCGCGTGCGTTCCCATCAGCTCCCGTTCTCCTCTCGCCACTTCGCGTGCGCCTCGCGGTCGGCAGCGTCGCTCGTGAGCGCGTTCATCGGCACCAGGCCGCAAGTGACCAGGCCGTCGAGGTCGTGCAGTCGGCCGCCGCACGCCGGGCAGAGGTGGGCGGCCTCCATCCCGTCGTCGTGCGCGGTCGGCGCGCGCGTCTGCACCGAGCCCACCCCGTCGTCGTCGGGGCAGATGTACTGCGGCTCGCCACCCGGCGCCTCGTACGGTGCCTCGGTCTCGACGGTGACGCGCGTCGGGCAGCGCTCGCACCAGAAGTAGAAGTAGCGGGTCAAGGAGCACCTCCGAACGGCCGGCCGCCCAGCGACTCGCCGCAGCGAAAGCAGTACGTCCCCTCCCACTCCTCCGCCGGCGGCAGCGGCCCGCCGCCGAGGCTGGCGAGAGGCTCCAGCGTGCCGGCGGTGAAGACCTCCACGTGCTCGCCGCGCCACCAGCAGGCGGCGCGCCCGAGCGTGGCCCGGCGCGCCCGGTAGTACAGGGCGTCGACCGCGCACGCGAGGGAGTAGAGTCGGTCTCGGACCGTCCACCACGGGATCAAGGCAGCATCTCCTCGGCGAAGGGGCGGACTTCCCAGTCATCACCTCGGCCCATCACCTCGAACACGTAGGGTGCGCCCTTCATCGTCTTGAGCGACTCGTTCGCCTCCTGCTGCGTGAGAGCAGGTGTACCGGCGTCGCGCATGACGCTGACGACCTCGCGGTGCATCCCGCGCGCCCAGTCCCCCTTCGCCCGGTCCCAGATCCCGAACGGGCCCCGCATCTCGAAGCACTCGACGTTCTCGACGCCCCGGTACCCGCGCGCGAAGGTGGAGCTGCGCTCCGCGTCGCGGTCCGCTCGGACCTTGAACATCGTGATCGCGTCGGCGGCCGTCGGCGCCCGCACGATGACGTGCCTCACCATGTCGGCGTGGGGCGAGTCGGGCTCGTACAGGGAGAAGCGGATGCGCCACGCGTACATGGTCAATCCTCCTCGCTATCGGTATTGCCGATCGTCTTGCACTTCTCGGGCTTGGGCTGCCACGTCGGATCGATCGGCGTCTCGAGATCGACCTCGAAATCGTGGCGCGAGACGCAGTGGATCGATCGAATCACCGATCCGACACCGCCGGCCTTGGACTCCTCCCCTTTCTTGACTCGCTCGACCTCACCGGCCTTGTCGATCCCCCAGATGTCGAACGTCTCGCCGCGCTCGAGACCGACCACGCGCCAGAGCGAGCCCTTCTCGTACTTGTCCCCGCCCCGCGTCGTGATGGCCCGACGCAGACGGACCGCCTTGCCGAGGAGAGCCTTGAGCATCTTGCGCCGCGCGTAGTCCGAGAGCCCATAGCTCGGCTCGCGTTGCACCGGCTTCGGTGTCTCCACGATGGGGGCCACCTCGCCGAACCGACCCGCCTTGTACTCCTCGGCCGCGAGCAGAAACGGCGCCCACCCGAGGTACTCCGCGCGCGTGCGCGGGTCGGCGAAGAACTGCTTGTAGTCGCCTGGCTGGTACGCGTCGACGTTGAAGAGGCGACCCACCTTGCAGCCGTACTTGCGGCCGACCGGCGGCCCGTCGCCCTTGCTCCGCTCCTTCGTCCAGCGAAAGTGCGCGTGCCCCGAGCGATCGAGCCGCGCGACGCGCGCGAACTGACCCGGTCCAGGATCGCCGTCGGGGCGGAACTTCTCCGGCCGGTAGTTGGTGCGTGCCCAGCGACGGTCGCTGTCACGGCGCGCGTTCTCCTTTCGCGCCTCGAACCGCTCCCAGGCGTCCTCTTGCCCGATGACGACGGTGCCGACCGCGATCGACGCGTTCAGGCGCGCGCGGTACGCCTCGAAGTCGGGCTTGTCCCCGGCCACGAAGACGCGGTCTGAATCGCGGTGCAGCGCGAGCCCCTGGCGGAACCCACCCGACTCGAACAGGCGCCACTGCGGGTGCGGGTGCAGCGCCGGAGACCGGTCGAGCAGGCCCTGGAGCACGAGCACGATGCGGTTGTGCTTCTCCATCTCGGCGCGCAGGGCCTTGGCGATGTCGTCGTAGTGGACGCTCTCTTTGGTGAAGGGCTCGTAGTCCCTGGACCCTTCGTGACGCCACGGACTCGAGACGTGCTGGCGCTCCTTCTTGGGCTTCTTGTTCTCCTCGGCGACCCGGCGCTCATACTCGGCTTGCTCCTCCTCCTCGCGGCGGACCATGGCCTCGTACCCCGCCTCGGTGATGAAGTGCCACTCCCTGAAGCTATTTTTTGCGTAGAGGCACCCCTCACCGGCCGCGAGCGTCGGGTGATCGAGGTCGGGGAACAACTCCTCGCCGAAGTTGAGTGCGGTCGACAGCCGGTACACGCGCGCACCGTTGCGGATGTAGAGGAACGTCAACTTGTCGAGTTTCTCGTCGTCCATCATCCGCACGAACTCGCGCAAGCTGGCCCACTCGCGATCCTTGCGGTTGCGTCTCACCTGGAACGCGACGACGGTGCGCGGGAACGGCAGCACGCGGTCGAGGTTGTCCTTGCGACAGAGCCAGCGCTCGAACGCGCGCAGGTTCTTGAACTCCATGCCCCCCGTCGAGTAGTTCGCGAGGCACTCCTCGTCCATGTAGAGGCGCCGCTGGAAGAGGTGCACGGGTTCGGTGAGCGCGGCCGGCTCGCCGTCCTTGATCTGCTCGACCTCCTCGCAGAGCCCCGCGTACAGCTCGACGGAGAAGATGCGCGCCTCGACGCGCTCGATGGCGGGCTCCAGCCTCTCGGCCTCGGCGTGCATCGGGATGACGTCGGCCGAGAGCCACATCGCGTACTCGGCGCTCTTGTCCTTGATCGCCTCGAAGAGCGCGGGGAGCGTCTCCTCCTTCGCCTTGACGAGCGCCGTCTTGTACTCGGCAGCCGGCACGTCGGAGGCGAGCGCGATCGACGTCGAGGCGGCCTCACCGGCTCCGAGCGCCAGGTTTCCCGTGACACCGAGCTTGCTGGTGAGCTGCTTGACGTCTTCCATGAGGCCGTCCAGCTCACGCCGGGCCTTCTCGGCGTTGCCGCGCAGGATCGCCTGTGCGTCCTCGATGAACTCGCAGCACGACCAGAACTCGTCGTCGTGGATGCGGACGGTCGACTCACTGCCGACGAACGTCAGCCGCACGTAGTTCGACCCGAGACGGGTGACGCACGCGATCCGGCGCACGTCCCGCGCCTCTCCCTCGTCATCCCTCTCCTTGGTCGTCACCCAGTACCACCTGCCGATGGCCGGCGTGTCCGGCTGCTCGCCGCGCACCTCCTCGGTGCGCGGGGTCTCCGGCTCGCGGACGGAGACGATGTGGTGGCCCTCCGGCATGACGACCTCCTCCTCCTCGCAGTCGCCGAAGTGGGGCTGGAACTTGCCCGGGTCGACGTCGATCATCATTGCTGCCGCTCCTTCGCGACGCGCAGGCAGACGTGCAGCATCCACGTGCTGATCCCCAGCCCCTCGCTGGCGGCCAGCGACTCGAGCGTCTTCTTCTGCTGCGTGGTCATGCGCACGTTGACCACCTCTTCCTTCGGCGCTTTCATCTTATTCATAGACGTCCTGTATCGGGTGATATTCGTTGTACCACAGTCGACTGCTCCGGAAGCAGCGGCGTAGACCCACCCGACGCGAACCGCTTCAGCTGGTCGCGGAAGTTCGCCTGGCCGATCAGCGCGCCGACCCTGCCGTGCAGCGCGTCGATGGCGGCCTTGAGCGCGAGCAGTCCCTGCCAGACGTCCTCCTCGTAGGGCAGCTCCACTACGCCGGCGTCGTTCGAGTAGGTGTCCGGCCGGTCGACGGTCTTCGCCCGCACCTCGCGGTCGTAGTCGCTGGGCCCGCGCGCCTCGAAGTCGAGTGCGTACTCGCGCTCGATGTACCCCTCGCGCTCGATCGGCCCGCGGTCCGACCGGTTGCGACCGAGTCTGACGTCGACTTCGCGCTCGCGGGTGACGCGCTCCACGCACTCGGCGTGGTCCGGCCGGGGCGACAGCTCGCAGCGCCGGAACGTGAGGTAGATCGACGCCCCCTCCACGGGCTTGTTCCGGATCGAGTGGTCCTGGTCGTCGTAGGCGTCGTGCAGCGTGACCAGGATGACCGGCCTCCAGTCGAGCGGCGCCGCCTTCTCGTAGACCTCCTTGAGGCGCCGCCGGACCTCGACGAAGGTCTCGGCGTACTCGCGGCTGCGCGTGCCCGGCTCCTCGAAGAAGAACTTGCGCTCGCGGAAGTCGTAGAAGACGTCAACGTCGGTGCTGTTGGCCCGGACCTTCTCGACCGAGATGGGTTTGCGGTCTCTCACGGCCACACCGTTCCAGCACACTCGTACTCGTCCTCGATCGTATCGAAGTCGTCGTCGTCGAGGCTGACGATGCGAACCTTCCAACCACTCGACACGAAGAAGTTGTAGAGGGCGCGTGCCTCTAGCAGCGCGAGTCTGTAGCGATCGGTTTTCTCGGGGGGATCGTCACCCCAGTTGACGGCGCGCAGCCACATCTCGAATGGCTGCTCGTGCAGGGTGTCCGGCTGGCCGGGCTCCTCGCCACCGAGGATCAGCAACTTCTCGCAGTCGAAGTAAGCGTGCCGCGCGTCGTCCACGAGCAGGTAGTGGTTGCTCACGACGCCACTCCCGGCAGCTCCGGCTGCGAGTCCTCGTCGTCCTTGTCCCAGACGCTGCCCTGGTGGTCCCTGTCGTCGTCGGGGACGGCGACCACCGTGACGCCGCGCTTCGCCTCCCTCTCGACCCGCTCCGGCGTCGCGTCGCTCTGCTTCAGGATCAGCTCGACGGCGCGCGGGACGAAGGCGCAGAAGATACCCGGGGTGGGCTTGACGGGGTCGAACGCGTCGCAGATCGGGATGGGATTGACCCGCCCGTTGACGGCGAGCTGCCCGGACTCCCCGGCCTTGTGCAGGATCTTGGCGACGCCGCACTTGGCGCAGAGGTCCGGCTCCCTCGGCGGCACCGCGTCGAGGTGCGCGAGCAGCACCCACGTCTCGCCGAGCACCAGCCCCTTCGGTAGGGCCGACAGGCGCCGGCTGACGCCGAGCCGGCGGCCCTCTTCGAGGTACGCCTCCGGCGTGTAGTGCTTGCGCCCGATCCAGAGCAAGAGGTGCGGGCCGAACAGGTCGTCCGGCAACGCCGACGTCGACCCATCCGGTCCGGCCGTCGCGCAGACGGGGCACGGGCAGTCGTCGTGGCAATCCTGGTGCGGCGTGAAGAAGTCCGGCTGCAGCCACTGCGGCCCGCGCGTGAACTTGATTCCCCCGCCGCACGTCCGGCAGCGCTCGAGTGGGAACGGCATCCGGTCGCAAGGAGCGGAGAGGCCGCCGCCGACCAGGTACAAGCCGCCCGCCTTTCTATAGCCGCAGCCCCTCTTTGCTTCGACAGCCATCACACACCTCCAGAGACGCTGCGCGTCCAGTCGCGCCGCGCGTCGTTCGCGGTCTCGTGGTCGCGGCAGACCGCGATGACCTGCTTTGCGCCGTCCACGTCGTAGTCGACCACCTCGAACGGCCACGGCCACGGCCAGGCGAACACCGCCATGACCTCCGGCTCGCAGCCGCGGACCTCCCCTGTCACGCGCATCACGCCGCCCTTGAACGTGACCCTGTCAGCCGCCACGGCTACCTCCTCTCCATCGCGTCGACGACGACGCGCAGGCACTCGACGACCGCCGCGTCCTCGCGCGCCCCGCCGTCGCCCTCGGTGCCGTGCTCGCCCACGTGGTCGGCGATGCGGCCGACCTCCTCGGGCGTCATGTAGAGCATCATCGCCTCGACGGCCCGGACCAGCCGGTCCCTCGCCAGCGTCTCGCCCCGGGTCAACTTGATCCTGGACATCAGCCGTACCGCTCCTCTCCGAGGAGGGCGAGCTGCAGCAGCACGTCCTCGCGCGCCCCGTCGTGCTCGGGGTCGTCGTACCAGCCGACGCCCCAGCGCTTGACGCCCTCCTCCCACATCCGGAAGGCCGCCGCGCGGTCGAGCCGGAACCACCGCGGCGGCAGCGGCTCGCCGGCCCGCCAGATCGCCTCCACGCGCGCGTCCTCGGTCTCGTCAGGGCACCTGTCGTCACCGTGCTCGTACACCAGCCACCCGAGATCGGGGTCGTGCGCCACCCCGCAGGCCCAGTACCCGGCGTAGTACGGGCGCCCGAAGATGTCGGGGTGCTGCGTGATGTAGCTGACCCACTGCGGGTCCACCTGCACGGTGAACGTGAAGGTGTGCGGGATGGTGGCCTGCTGCTGCAGGCCGACCGGTTCGGTGTTCTCCATCATCTTGTTCCTTCCTCTCAGGCGGCGGACGGCTCGGTGGCCGCCTCCGCGAGCTTCTTGGCGACGAAGAGGCGCGCCCTGTCGAGGGCGTCCTTGCCCGCGTATTGGCAAGCCCACCCGCCGTCGGCGTGGACGTTGATCGACGCGGTCTCGACGACCGGCCGGCTGCCCGTCTGCGGGTCCCACGCGCCGTAGGCCTGCCGCACGTCGTACTCGATCCACACGCCGCCGGGGGCGTCGACGACGGTGCGGTCGGCGCCGCCAGCCCAACCGGGGACCGTGCGCAGCGTCGTCTCGAAGAACGCGTGCGCCCGTACCCTGTCCGCAACAGCCTTGCTCGCCGCGCGCTTGGCGCCGTCGAGCCGCTTGAACTCCGCCGCCTCCTCGGCGGTCGCCTGGCCGGCGCGCACCCTCTTGCCGAGGGCCTTCCTGACCTCCTCGTCGCGCAGCGCCTGGTAGGTCGCCTCACTGTAGGGGCGCACCGCGGCGAGCGTCAGGACGGTCTGCTTGGTGCCCTTGTACTCGCCGTGCTCCTTGACGCGCGCCGTGAGGACGTACCGCTCGCCCTCGACCATGTCGTCGTCGCCGTCGGGCGCGCCGATGACCTTCGCGCTGCCGCTCGCCTTCCAGGTGAAGACGCAGTCGTCGGCGTCGCGGAAGAGGAAGCGGTCGACCATGCCCCACGCGGTCTCGAACGAGAAGTGCCGGTCGAGCAGCAGCGCGAAGCTGCGGGTCTCGCCGACCGCGCCGACGTGCTCGCTAGGCTTCCTGGCCGCGCGCTCGCGCCTGCGTACCTCCGCCTTCGTGTGCGCCGCGACCATCGAGGCCGCGATCCCGGCCGTCCGGTACTCGACGACGCCGCCCTTGGCGACCGCGTGCAGATTCCAGAGGTAGTCGCCGAACCGCTCGCCGCCACTGCCGAGCGACAGGGCCCACTCGAGCGTCGCGGCGGCGACCGCCCGGTCGGACTCGCTGACGCTCCGGTCGCGCGGGTCCTCGCGGAGCGCGTCGCGCGTCGGCGCGATCCGGTCGAGGGCACGCTCCGCGGTCGACTGGCTCGGGCGGTCCGGGACCGCCGACTTCGGCGTCCAGCCGGACTCGCGGATCTCGGCGGCCGCGTGGGCGAGGAACTCGAGCACCGCGAAGACGGACCGGCCACCGCCGAACCCCCAGCCGCCCTCGGCGTCCTCGCCCGCCCCCTCGCAGAGGGAGAGGGCCGAGGCGAGCAGCTCCGCGTACGCCGCGAGCGCGTGGGGGTCGGCGTGGCCGAGGAAGTCGACGAGGCACGAGCTGCCGACCTGCTTCCACTCGCCCGCCTCGCTGACGAGCAGGTACGTGTCGCGGCGCGGGCGGCGCGACTGGCAGTGGTCGCACACCGGCCCGCGCGTCCGGAAGGTCTCCGGCACGTCCCGCTCGCCCGCGAAGGCGGGGGTGTGGCGCAGGACGTTCGCGCCGTCCAGGTGCTGCACCGTGGCCGCGAACTCCCAGCCCGCGACGACGGGGCGGGTCCCGATCAGCGTCAGCCGGACGAAGGGGACCAGCCGGACGTCGCTCCGGTCCGACCCGTCGCCGCGGGGGACCGCGACCTCGCGCTGCTCCACCTCGCCGAGGCTCCAGGTGATGGCGGGGGCGCCGATCTTGGCAGCCCGGCGGGCGAGGCGCTCCAACTCGGCCACCAGGGCCGGCTTCTTGGAGAGGACCACCGAGAACTCGCGGGTGACGGGCTCGCTCATGGCCGGACGACGTACTGTAGTACGCCGTTATTCATCGTGCACCGAAAAGGTTGCGTCTGAATATACCGGAGATACCTTGCGTCTACCCTGTCATGGCGACACGATCCGCCCCCGCTGAAACAACCGCGACGCGCTTCACTACAAACGACGTGCGCGCGAAGCTCTCCGCCGAGATGGAGAGCGACGAGCCGGACGCCGTCCTCTCCGTCCTCAAGGCCCACGACGGCAAGCAGCTCACCAAGCGCCTGCTCGCCAAGCTGCCGGGCGGCGAGGCGCGCTGGCTCATCCACCAGGTCGCCGGCATGACCAAGCTCACCGAGCGCGACTACCTGCGCAGCGAGGGCCGCCGCGGCACCAGCCTGCTCCTGGCCTACCGGGTCTCGAGCGTCACCGTCGACTCCGCGTGGGTCGAGGACGCGAACGCGGCCTACTTCGCCGCCCGCCGCGAGCGCAACAGGCTCCGGTCCGTCTGCGCCGCCGAAGCCGCCCTCTGCCAGCAGATGGCCGACGCGCTCACCGCCTACGCGGCGGCGAAGGCGGCGCTCGACGAGGCCAAGCGCGGGCTCGACTTGCTCACTGAGTACGGCGAGCCGTTCAGCCCCGACCAGTACGACTGGCAGCGCCTCTGCGGCGCGTACGAAGAAGAGAGGAGACGGTAGATGAGATACGTCGTAGTCGCCGCGCACGGCGGCAAGGTCGTGAGGCTGGAGCGCGGCTCCGTGGTGGGCGCGTTCCTCGCCGCCGCGAGGCTGCGCGAGCTGGGCTACTCCGTCCGGGTGCAGCGCCCGGGCTCGACGTCGCTCGACTGCCCCGCTTGCGGGCACCTGCACCCGGTCCACTTCGACGAGTTCGCCGGGGTCGACGGCGACGATATCTTCGACTGCCCGGTCGTCGGGCGCGTGGAGTTGACCGCCGTGGAGATCGCGGGTAGCCGGATCCACCTCCGCGAGGTCGTTTCGATCGCCGTGGAGCGAGCAGAATGACAGAAGACCAGAGAGAGGCGCTGGTCCAGGTCGGTCGCGCCGTCGGCAAGCTGCCCGCCACCGAGGCGATCGGGGTCTGCATGGCGGTGATCGCGGCACTCTGGGCGGAGGGCGGTTTCCGGCCCAGCCTCGGCCTGATCCACGAGCACCTCGACAAGTTCGCCCAGTACGAGGTGGACCGAGCCGCCGAGGGAGGTCGCTCGTGACCCGCCGCCACGCCCAACCCCAGAACGTCCACCTGATGGCCCGAGGGGCGCGCGTCACGCGCCTCTGCGGCGCGACGACTGGCGGGTTCGTCCGGCTGAACGCCGACGGCCGCCGGTGGCTCCGCAAGTTCCTCGCGAGCGGCGGGGGCCTCTGTCCCGAGTGCCGAAAACTCGACGTCACCGGTTGAATATCACTGGTGTACACTCCGTCTGTCCCACCATGCGCCGCCTCCCCCTCGCCACCCTCGCCCTCGCCCTCGCGTGCCTGCTCGGCTACCGCCTCGAGCTGGCCGCGGGTGTCGAGTCCGCCTGCCTCGCCTACGGCTTCGACCCGGCGCACCCGACGTTGGCCGGCGCCTTGGTGTCGTTGTTCCTCCACGCGTCCTGGTCGCACTTGCTGGGCAACGTCGTCGTCCTGGTCGCCGCCGGCTCGCTCGTCGAGCGCGAGGTCGGCTCGCTCCGGTTCGCGCTGATCTACCTCGCAGCCGGTCTCGCAGGTGCCGCCCTGCACGTCGCCGTCGACGCGAACACGTTGGTCGGTAACTCGGGGGCGCTCTGCGGACTGCTCGCGGTCGTCGGCGCAATTCGCCCCCGCCTGCTCGGCTTCGCGGCCGGCTTCGTCGGCTGGAACGTCTGGCTGGCCTGGTCGGGGACCACCGACAACGTCAGCTTCGCCGCCCACCTCGGTGGTTTTTCTGTCGGGGCCCTGTTCGTCCTGGTCGCGCGGGCGCGCGGCGGCGTGCTGGAGGCCGCGTGAGACCCATCGTCGCCCCCAGCACCCTCCGCAAGCGGCAGAGGGCGCTCGACATGCTGCGCGTCGAGTACGCGTGCCTGCGCCGCACCGCGCTCGCCGTGAAGGCGGTCTGGCGCGCGACCGGCCTCGGCAAGCACCTGCTGCAGCGCGAGGAGGCCACCGGCGCCGCGCTGATGGCGCGGTACGAGGTCAAGCACGCGGTCGCCTCGCTCGCCCGGCTCGACGTGCAGCCGGGCGGTCGACTGTCGCCGCGGGAGCTGGCCAGGCGGGCCAGCCGGAGGTCGACATGACGAAGTGGGAGCCGGTCGAACTCGAGCTGGAGCGCGACGGGTACCTCGCGCGCGTGTCGCGCCAGCTCACCCGCTCCGGCCGGTGGCGCTGGGCCGTGACGCCCGTGGAGGTCGTCCAGCGGTTCAACCACTCCGTCGTCGAGCACGCCTACGCGCGCGGGTACGCGCGCGGGCGCGATGGCGCCTGCCGCGCGGCGGAGGCCTCCATCGCAGCGCTCAAGGCAGCCGGTGCCGAACCGGCGAAGGTTCTAGAGAAGGTCCGCAAGCGCATCCCGGGAGGGTCCTGATGATCGGTATCGAAATAACCCTGCGCGCGCTCGCCGCCCGCGCAGAGGCCGACCGCCTCGACCCCGAGGTCCACCGCTGGGCGCGCCGAGCGACCGACGCTGCGCCCGACGCCCACGGCAAGGTTCGCGCGATCGCCGAGGCGATGCGCTCACAGTTCCACGTGAACTACTGGGACCAGGTGGTTATGGAATCGGAGAACTTCGTCAGCTTGGCCAAGCTGGTCGCCACCAGCGACGTCCTCATCGACGCGGAAGACGCGTGCCTGCTCGTCGTCGCCACCGCGCGGAGCGTGGGCATCCCCTGCCAGTTCGTGGCCGTGCGGTACGGACAGTCGTGGACGTGCTGGCTCGCCTACTTCGCCGCCGGCGAGTGGCACCTCTTCGACCCGACCTCCCAGCGCCCCGACGCGGAGCCCGACGAGAAGGTCTTCGGGCCGGTACCCGGATCATGACGGACCCTGTCACCTGCCTCCACGGTGCCCTCCCGAACGCCTGCGCGTTCGCCGGCTGCCACCACTTCGCGCCCGACGGCCCCCGCGACGAGAAGTGGGCGTTCCGTCCAGGCACGACCGACGAGGACGTCGCCGCCGCGCTCGCGGAGAACGAGGCGCAGCACGCGCGGGCACCCGGCAGCGCGAGCCCGATCCACCTGGTCGTCGACAGGAAGATGCGGGACAGACTCGACGGATCCAGGTGCCCGACGTGCGCGGGGACGGGGATCCTGAAAAAAGGAGAGCAGGTCTGATGGGCCTCTACAACATGGTGTTCAAGACGAGCCCGCAGATGCCGCTCGTCATGGCGCTGCTCGAGAGGCAGCCGTCCGACTTCGGCCGCTTCCGCGACGCGTGGGTCGAGAGGGACGACTCGCAGCCGTCGGGCCTGCGGCTCGTCGTCTACACCCGCAACGGCGGAGGCAACCGCGCGGAGTGCATGCCGGACTTCGCCGCCGACCCGCTCTACCTATCCGACCGCGACGACGACTACGACTCCACGTACGCGGTCATCTACTTCCGCGTCCCGGACCCACTACCGCAGTCGCTGCTCGACGCGTGCCCGCCGGAGTTCAACACGCCGGAGACCCTCCTCGCGAAGGTCCGGTCGGTCGCGCTCGACCCGGTGGACACGCGGGCGCGGTGGGAGAGGGCGATCGAGTCCCTCAAGGGGGCGAAGCCGTGACGAAGTGGCTCCCGTGGCTGCCGATCCTGTTCGTGGCGCTCATCGCCGTCCCCGCGGCGTTCCGCGTGGGCGACCGCGAGGACCCGCTCGGCAGGGGCTTCCGGTCGTTCCGCGAGCGGATGCGGGGAGGAGGGGCGAAGCGGTGAGCAGGAGGGGCGAGGCGGCGACCGAGCACGAGAGGGCCCTCGCGGCGTTCAAGCGGTTCGCCGCGGCCGGCTACGCGCGCGAGCGGTTCACGCCGGCACTCTACAAGGCGCTGACCTTCTCGTTCGGGTTCGTCGCGCACTACGACCTCGGCGGGTTCTACGGTGCGCGGTTCGAGACGGCCGACCGGCGCGTCACCACTCTTGAGCAGGTCCTAAATTACAACGCTACGTCGCCGTTCGAGATGTCTCTGCGGCAGTACGTGCTGGATGAGGGGCTGCTCGACGCCGAGCGGCGCCTGGCCGCCGCGCAGCTCGAGGCGCGCGAGCGCGCGGAGCTGGCGCGGCTGAGGGCCAAGTACGAGCCGGCCGAGGAGGATACGCTGCCGTGAAGACCGCCAGACGAAGAGGGAATCGGCTGCCGTCCTACGATCTACTGGCCGCCGCCGAGTCGGTGTCCCGCGGCTTTTCGCCGTCAGCAGCCTTGTGGAATCACCTTGCGCATGATGCAGCATCTTGCTACAAGATGACACGACCCTCGTAGCTCAGTTGGAAGAGCACCGGTATACGGAACCGGAGGTCCCTCGTTCGAGCCGAGGCGATGGTCCCGAGTAGCCGACACAAGTTCGGCCTCGTCGTGGAGGAAGTGATGGTCAAGTCAGTCGCGGCGCCCCCGGCGCTTGGCGAGATGAGTGCGTTCGCTAGCATGGTCGAGCGGTCGTTCCAGGCGCTCGTCTCGCGCCCCGAGGTCTTCATCTCAGACGTCGAGCCCGACACGATCTGGGCGGAGTACCTCGCGGCGTTCCCGGAGGGATTGAACCCGGTCTTCCGCAAACGGACGGATCACGACTGCGGGTGCTGCCGGCAGTTCGTCAAGCGCGCGGGCATCGCCGTGGGCTTCGACGGCGTCGGCCACTTGAAGACGGTCTGGGATGCTGCGGCTACCGACGCGCCGGGAGTCTACCGGATCGTCGCCGGTCGACTGCGCGATATCGTTCAGGCTGCGGGTATCCGCGATCTCTACCGGGTCGGTGAGCGGGAGGCTCACTTCGGATCGGCCAAGACGCGCGTCCTCGACAAGTCGACCGGTGCGGTCTGCACGTGGGAGCACCTCCGCAGCGGTGAAGTCCCGAAGGCCATCCGCGTCCGCTCGCCCGCCGAAGCGCAGGGCTCGTACCGGACGACGGTCCAGGTCTTCGAGCGAGGCTTGAAGGAACTGTCTCTGGAAGCGGTCGATACGGTGATCTCGCTCGTCGATGCGAACGCCATCTACCGCGGCGAGGAGCACAAGCCGGCGCTGCTGGCGTTCCGCAGCGCGATGCTCGCGTACGCCGCCGCCAGCGGGCAGCAGGCGGCCATCTTCGCCTGGGCGAACGCGGGGAGCCACGCGGCACGCTTCCGGAACACGGTCATCGGCACGCTGGTGCAAGACCTCTCCGAGGGGCAGGACGTCGAGCGCGCAGTCAAGGCGTTCGAGACGAAGGTCGCCCCGGAGAACTACAAGCGCACGACGGCGCTCATCACGCCCGGCATGGTCAAGAAGGCCATGGAGACCATCACGGAGCTGGGGCTCGAACCGGCCCTGGAGCGACGCTTCGCGGTGATCGGCGACGTCTCGGTGAGCGACGTCAAGTGGGTGGACGGGTCGGTGAAGCCCTTGATGAAGGGAGGGATCGGCGAAGCGTTGATGAAGCACGCCGAGGCCGGCCGTCCGTCGAGCGGCGACGAGGAGCGTGCGGAGGAGATCGAGCTCGACGAGTTCGTCTCCGCCGTTCTGCCGAGTGCGTCGGGTCTCGAGGTCATGTTCAAGGGCGCGCACGTCGGCAACCTGATGTCGCTGACGGCGCCGTGTCACCCGGAGCCCGCGCGACTCTTCCGGTGGTCGAACGACTTCGCCTGGTCCTACGGTGGCAACGTCGCCGACTCGATCGCCGAGCGCGTGAAGAAGGCCGGCGGCAAGGTCGAGGGCGCGCTCCGCGTCTCGCTCTCCTGGTCGAACTTCGACGACCTCGACATCCACATCTTCGAGCCGCCTGGTCGGGGTGTCTACGCGGCGCAGGGTCACATCTTCTTCGGTGCGAAGCGCGGCTGGACGGGCGGCGTCCTCGACGTCGACATGAACGCCGGGCACGGGACGTCGCGCGAGCCCGTCGAGAACGTCGTCTGGACGAAGGCGCCCCCGGACGGACCCTATCGGGTCGTCGTCCACAACTACTGCTGGCGCGAGTCGAGCGGCCCAGGATTCGTCGTCGAGGTCGAGTCGGGCGGCAAGCTCTCGCACTTCTCGTACAACAAGGGCGTCCGCAACCAGGCGGAGGTCGCCGTCGCGACGCTCCACGTCCGGGGCGGTGTCGTCGAGCGGATCGAGGTCGGTGACCCGGCGATCTCCGCGTCGAACATCTCGCAGGAGAAGTGGGGCCTGCACACCGAGCAGTACGTAAAGGTCTCGGCCGTGATGCTCTCGCCGAATTACTGGGGCGACAACGCGGTCGGCAACAAGCACACATTCTTCGTGATCGATGGAGCGAAGAATGACGAGCCGACGCGCGGTTTCTACAACGAGTTCCTGCACCCGCGGCTCGTCGAGCACCGCAAGGTCTTCGAGGTCATCGCGGACAAGACGAAGTGCCGTCCGACTGACGGGCAGCTCTCTGGGCTCGGCTTCTCGTCGACCAAGCGCGACACCTTCCTCGCGCGAGTCCATCAGGGCAAGAAGTATCGAGTGTTCAACGTGCAGGTCGGCATATAGGCTGACTAGAAAAAGAGAACGACCATGTCCAACATCTTCGAGTACGCAACGCGCAACAAACTGCGCTTCCAGTCATCGCGTGGGGCGCTCACCGTCGAGCAGCTCTGGGAGGTCCCTCTCCGGTCGAAGTCCGGCGACGACTTCAATCTCGACGCCGTCGCGAAAGTCGCCAACCGCGCGCTCAAGTCGGTCAGCGAGGAGAGCTTCGTCGAGACGGAGCGGACGCCGGCTCACGAGCAGGTCGAGATCGCGCTCGATGTCGTCAAGCACGTCATCGGCGTGAAGCTCGCCGAGGAGCAGGCGGCAGAGCGCCGGGCGGCGAACAAGATCAAGCGGGAGAGGCTGCTCGCCGCGCTGGCCGACAAGGAGGCCGGCAAGCTCTCCGAGATGTCGATCAAGGAGCTGCGGCGCCAGATCGAAACGCTCGACGCCGACGCCTGAGAGGAGAAGAACGTGGCCACTAGGAACGGTGCGATCGACAGGGGTGTGCTTCTCCGCCTCGCGGCGGACGCGCAGCTAGATCCTCGCACCGTCAAGAAGGCCCTGGAGTTGGGCCTCGATCACATGAAGAGTGACTACGACCGGGTGAGGTTGAGGGAGGCGGCGGCGAAGCACGGGGTGAAGTTGAAGTAACAGACGAATGCGCGAGGAGGACCCGCTGCCGTGAGAGACGCTGATAAAGACTGGACCCCCACGCCCGAGCAGCAGGCGTCTGTCGAGATCTTGCAGACCACCAACGCGGTCGCCGAGGCCGCAGACAGCCTCAAGGCGGAGTCGGGACCGCGCGGGTACGTCTGCGTCGAGGTCGACGAGTGGGACCGCCTCCAAGCGCTCGTCAGGGCGCGCCAGCGCGCCCTCGCACACCTCGTCGACTTGAAGTCCAAGCAGGGTGGCGGCGAGTGAAGCGCACCATCGTCCTGACCGATGACGGCCAGCGCGTGGCCGTCATCCGCCCGCGCACGCGCCTGCTCGCGCAGACCGCCGTCGCGATGGCGGAGGTCGCCGTGAGCCACAACGACGGATCCGTCTTCGCCAGCATCCCGAGCGAGGTCGGCGAGTACACCTTCGAGGGGTTCCTCGCCCGGGACAAGCGCGGCAAGCCCAGCTTCGTCAACGACGACGGGAGCTACCGCTGCGAGCTGCAGTCCGGCGACTCGTTCGTCGGGGAGTGGGACCTGAAGGAGAACGCCTCGCCCGTCGAGGCGCCGTCTGAAGAGAAGGAGGACCCGCGATGAGCTGCTACTGCGACGGGTGCGACCCCGGCTGCCCGGTGTGCCACCCCGACATGGCGGAGGACGCGCGCGCCGACCTTCGGGCGCTCCAGCGCGCCCAACTCACCCTGCTCGCCGCCGCCGCGAAGGACACCGGCGTTTCGGACCGGAGCACCGAGGTCCTCCGAGCCGCCAATGCCTACCGCGATGCCGCGAAGCGGGCCAACCGCTGGAACGCGTTCGGGACCGCTCTCAAGGAGACCAGACCGTGAGCGCCCGCACCGCAGCTCACTGCCAGGACGCGCTGCGCTGGCTCAAGCAGCGCGGCTGGGACCTCGCCCCCCTCACGGGCCAAGACCAGGCCGCCCTGCGCGCCGTCGCCCACTGCTGGGAGATGTGGACGCGGAGCGACGAGGCCGGGCGGCGCGCCGCCGTCAGCGCGGCCGCCGCCCTGCTCGACGGGTGCCAGGAGTCCTGCTGGCCGATGGCGCGCGAGCTGGTCGCGCAGGCCGGCGACTGGGGCCACCGCACTGCCGTCTGGGACCAGGTGGTCGATCGGTTCGACTGGCAGCACCGGCAGCGGGCGCTCGTGGACGTGCGGGTCCTCGAGCGGTGCGGCAGGCTCGCGTGGTGCCACAAGGGGCTCGCGCAGGTGCACCCGTGACCAGCTACCGCGTCACCGTCCGCAACGCCTCGCCCGGCGTCCTGCTGCTGCGCGGGGGTGTCCTGCTCTTCAAGACGGAATACGCCCAGGCGCTGAAGCCAGGCCAGGACGAGCCCGACCCGGAGGTCTACGTGCTCGCGAGCGGCGAGTGCTACGCGGGTGACGGGTACGACGTCGACTGCGTCAACGTCACCGACGAGCTGATCGCCGGGTTCGACTTGGGCCCGTGGGAAGCGCCGTGAAGGGGCGCGTCGGCCAGTGAACGCGACCATCCGCTACAAGAACTCCCGCTTCGGCGCGAGCGCCACCGTGCCGTGCCGGTACTGCGGGCTGGCGCTGACCCGCGGCGAGGCGACCGTCGAGCACCTCGTGCCGAGGTCCAAGGGCGGCAAGGACGTGCGCGGCAACTTCGACGTCACCTGCTACGACTGCAACGTCAACAAGGGCGACCTCTCCGAGCAGGAGTTCCTGGCGCTGCCCGAGGAGGCGCGCCGCAGGAAGCACCGGTGGCCGCCGCACCTGCGGCAGGCTAGGGCGCGCGCCGAGCGCGTCCGCCGTATCACCGCGCCGAAGAAGAAGGGCAAGAAGAAGAGGCCAGCCCACTGGTCGTGGGGTACGGACGGGGTGAACGAGTAAAAGGAGCGACGACGATGGCACTGTCGAACTGGGACACGCTGGCGGTGGACGAGAGTGGGACCCCGAACGGGGGGAGTTTCACGAGCCCGATGGGCGTGGTGGTCGAGTTCTACAAGAACTGGATCTACGTCTCCGACGCGAAGGCGTGGCGAGAAGGTGGTGGGTACGTCGAACCGATCGTCATGCAGGTCCAGAGCGGAGAGATCGAGTACCAGGACGTCCACGTGCTGGCGCTGCGCGGGCCCCAGAACGGCGTCTACGCCGCGGTGTGGGTCGGGTTCGGTAGCGACGCGACGGGCATGATCGGCTGCGGCGTGTACGGATACGACGGCGACGAGTTCGTCGGCGTCAGATCCGACTCGGTCCAGTGGTTCCGCGACAAGCTGGCCGAGAAGGCGGCGGACACCACCAGCCTCAGCGAGCCGTTCGAGTACGACGTCTACGACGTACCGGACTCACTTCGGAGAGTCGACTGGAGCAAGGCGCTCCGCTTCAACCAGGGAGACGCCTACTTTGCTGCCCGAGTCGGGGCCGCCACGCCCGCGACCGAACCGGGGATGACCAACCCGACCATCCTGTCTCGTCTCCTAGACGGGGATCGGTGATCGGAGACGGACCGTGCCCATTGACCTTCGACGCAGGGGCACCGTGACGCCCGAGGACCAGCTCCGGCGGTGGGCGGACGGCGACCCCGCCTGCCCGAACACCTCCGGCGAGTGCTGCCCCGACTTCTCGTGCTGCCGGCCGAAGCTGCTGTGGCCGGAGGAGAAGAGGCGTCGGTTCCTCGCCGCCGACCGCGGCACCCGGGAGAAGATGCTGGTGGGCGCGCTCGCCGCGCTCGTCGCCGACGTCGGCGGCCGGGCGCACGTCACGCGCGGCGTGCCGGGGGACCGCGAGTGAAGTCTCGGGCACTTGCGCGTGCGCCCCGCAGTTCTCTTGACCGACATCGCCAGGCAGCTCTAGTGTCGCTGTCGAACTCAGGCGAGGTGTAGCAGCCGGACCTGGGTTCCGCCCTCCGAAGGGGGGCCGCGTGTTGGTGCTCGCCGGGCCGGGTTCGTGTCCCATCCCGGCGACTGCTACCGCGCGAGCCCGCGGGCGGTCCCTCTTCGGGCGGGCGTCGTCGTGCGCGCAGGAAAGGGACAGGTCCGCGACAGGTGATGTCTGACGACGGCCACGAGCCGAACGACCCGGGGCCGCCCGACGACGGGTTCGTGCCGCTCTCCGCGAAGGAGTTCCAGGCCCTAGTACAGGGACTCAAGCCGCGACCCGCCGAGGCCGAGCCGGAGACCGACCCGGCGCTCACGCACCCAGCCGCCTCCTCGATGTCGCTCGAGGAGCGCCTCGCCGCCGCCCAGGCCGAGGGGCTCGCGCCGAACCTGCGCCGCCAGCTCGCGTTCGTCGGGGCCGACGAGCGCGTCTTCGAGTTCCAGGCGCTCGGCGTCCGGCGCTACCCGAACGACTCGTTCGACAAGTCGCGCGCCGCCCACGCCAGGAGTCCAGAGGACGCCGTCGCGCTCTGCGCCGACGCCGACGGTTGGATCGCGCACGGCATCTACCTACTGCCGGCGCGCCTGCGCCCCGGCGTCGAGACCCGGCACGTCGCGCCCGGGCGCTGGTACGACATCCCCAAGGGCGGCGGCACGACCGACTCCGACGTCGAGTCGAGACTCATCCTGGCGGTCGACTTCGACGTCAAGCGGTCGAGCGCCATCTCCGCCACCGAGGAGGAGATGCAGCGGTCGGTGCGCGTCGCGCAGAGCGCGTGGAGCTTCCTCGCCCACCACCTCGGCGAGTCGTCGCTCGCGTACCTGCACTCGGGCAACGGGCGGCAGATCCACGTCGCGCTCGACTCCATCCCGGCGAACGACGAGTCGCGGCGCGCGATGTCGGGGCTGCTGACCGGCCTGGCGCACCTGTTCAACACGGACGAGGTCACGGTCGACGAGAAGCTGTCCGACGCCAAGCGCATCCTGCCGGCGTGCGGCACGGTGAAGAAGAAGGGGGCGCCCGGCGTCGACGAGCGCCCGCACAGGCGCACGGCCATCGTGACGCCGGAGAAGCCGACGCGCGTCTCGCTGGAGAAGATCCTCGAGCTGGCGCGCGCCATCTGGGAGGGCGCGACCGCGGAGGGGCGCGCCGCCATCGAGAAGGCGTTCGGCGTCAAGCTGCAGCCGCCTCCCCCCAGCGTCGTCTCGGCTATCCAGCCCAAGCCCGAGTCGCCGTTCGCGCAGGCCAACGACGTCGACCCGCAGCAGGTCGCCGAGTGGCTCGGCCTCTACAACGCGCGCGGCGAGGTCGTGTGCCCCGGGTGCGGGGAGACCGAGGGCGTGTCGGTAATCAACTACGGGCTCAAGTGCCACCACAACCGGTGCAAGGACAGGGGCAAGGGCGGGTTCCGCACCAACATCGACCTCGTCATGGAGGTCCAGCACACCTCCGCGAAGGACGCCGTCGTCGCGATCAGCGACCGGTTCGGGCTGAACCTCGTCGTCGGCGGACCAACCCACACGCAGACCGCAACCGCGCAGCCGTCCACCACCGAGCAGACGGCGGCAGCCGAGGAGCAGCAGAAAAAGAACCTAGAAGAGTGGTTCCCGCCTCTCGGCGACCGACTCCGCGAGTCGGTGTCTCGCGCAGTCCGGCGCGCTAACGGAATCGAGAAGCCGGTACCGCTGCCTTGGGATCAGCTCAAGGAGCACTTCGGCGGCGGCCTCTGGCCCGGCGTCCACGTCCTCTGCTCGGGCACCGGCGTCGGCAAGACCGCCGCGGTCCTGCAGGTGTGCAAGCACGCCGCCGAGAACAACGTGCCGACGGCGTACGTGGGCCTCGAGATGGACGACATGCAGTTCGACCTACGCGTCGTCGGGGAGGAGGCGCACATGCGGTGGAGCGACCTCTACACAGGGCAAGTCAACAACGACACCCTCATGAAGGCCGCCACCGTCGCCATCGACATCGTCAAGAAAGAGCTACCGCTCCACCCATTCAACAGAAACCCGATGGAGTGGCCCGCGAGCAAGCTGCAGGCGCTCGCCGTCGCCTTGCGGCAGAAGTACCCCGAACCGCCGTTGTCCGAGAACAAGATGACCGGGGGTCCTGGGTCGAGGCCCCTCCTCATCGTACTCGACTACCTGCAGATCATCGGGCCCGAGGAGGGCGAAGACGGCAAGTACAAGACCCTCGACCTCAGAGAGCGCATCGGCCGCGCGGCCTACGCGATGCGCGAGGTGGCAACGGCGCACAACATCGCGATCCTCGTCGTCGCCTCGGTCGCGCGCGACAAGTACGGCCTCTGGCCGATGGTGATGAACGCCGAGCTGCAGTGGGAGATGGACGGCACGAAGGTCGTCGGCCGGCGCGTCGGTATCCCCGACATCCTCGTGGGTCTCGGCAAGGAGAGCGGCGAGATCGAGTACGGCGCCGACAGCGTCAGCGTCCTCTCCCGCGTGCCGGACACGTACGTCGACGGCCAGGGCGAGAGCGTCGTCTTCGTCACCGCCAAGGGCCGCGCGACGGGCGCGCGGTGGACCCCGATGCACTTCACGGGCTTCCGGTACGAGCCGGCCCGCGACGGGGGCGAGGCGGTGCTCGAGGCCCTGCAGAGGGCCGACAAGGGCAAGGAGCAGAAGAGGGCCCAGAAGGAGGAGGACAAGCGCCGGGCGGAGGAGGAGGTCGCCCAGCGGCGGGCCTCCGCCGAGGCGTCCAGGGAGCAGCAGCGCACCCGGGACCGGGACGCCTGCCTGCGCGTGGTCTCCCAGTACCCCGGGATCGGGTCCCGCCAGCTCCGGGCGTCGATGGCCGCCGTGCTGGGCGGCTGCGGCAAGGACCGGGCGGACGACGCGATCACCTACTGTGAGAACGTGTCCCACACCATCACCATCGACCGGAGCAACCCGAAGGACCTGAAGCACTACCCAGCGGGGCGTCCTGCCCCGTACGGGGAGCCTCCCGATGGGGATCCGTCTACCGATCGGTGTGTGATGTCCGGTCCGAAAAAATCCCCCATACCCCCTATGTGTGGCGCGCCACACGCCACACCGGGGGGAGTGGCGGAGCCACAGAGCGCCACACCCGCCACACCCGCCGTAAGTGACGGTAACGACGCAGGGAACGTGTGGCGCGAGCCTCCAGCCACACCCGCCACACCTCCCCCACCGCGCGTAAGTAGCGAGAATGACGTGGAGACGGACGCCGACGCGCTGTTCGAGCTGGACGAGTCCGAGTGGCGGTCGTTCACCTCGGCCCGAGGGTGGTCGGTCAAGCGCACCGGCGCGGCCCGCAGCCTGGCCAAGCCCCGCCAGGACCGGGCGCGCGCGGACGCCGTCGCGCTGGGGCGCGCCGCGGCCCAGGGGGAGGACCCGCGCGCCTGGGCGACCGAGCGCGGGTGGGACGACGCCCGGATCCGCGCGGCGTTGCGGTTCGTGCCGCCTGAGAGGGGCTAGGGCGAGCGCCCGGGCGGGAGCGTGAACTCCGCCCTGACCTCGTCGCTGAGGGTTATCCAGAGCGACGTCGAGGCGACCGGCCGGGGACCCAGCACCGGGTGCAGGTCCTCGCCGCGCACGACGGGTCGGTAGAACAGGAGCGCCACCAGCCTAGCGAGCGATGCGGACCGGTGCGAGAGGATGGCCCGCGCCGTCGCGTAGCCGGTGCGCATCACGCGCAGCTCCTGCTCGGTGAGTTGCTCGACGAACACGCGCTCGAAGGCGAGCGCTCGCTCCGGCGGCGGCGGCCACGGCGGCTCCGCACCGCCGGCCTGGACGATGGCGCGGCAGAGGGCGGCCGCCTCCATGAGGTCCTCGGACGCGGGCCCGCTGCGCGCGCGCCGCAGGACCATCATCTCGGCCGCGACGCCGCCGGAGCGCGACGACGAGGCGGCACCAGTGCGCCGCGGGCTGGGGCGCGGCCGACAGCCATGCGTTGCGCACGTGCCCGCCCCTGCCGCCGTCGCCGCTGCTGCGCACGTTGACGGAGAGGACCTCGGCGACCGCCGTGCAGTGCCAGGCCAGCAGCGCGTGGCCGGCCTCGTGGACCACCACGGAGGGGTTCACGGCCGGCGGCGGAGTCGCTGGCGGCGGGCGCGACGGGCGGAACAGCGCGACGAGGGCCGGGACGGTCGCGGTCAGCGCGGACGCGGCGAGGGCGGCGGCTAGCGGGGTCACTGCAGGACGCCGGCGACTCGCAGGACGTCGCGCGCGCGCTCGTAGGAGCCGGGCGCGTTCCACAGGCGACTCAACCCAGACGGGTGTGGGAGCGTGACGTAGCGGAGGAACCCGACGTACTGCGTGAACGGCCGGAACGAGAAGCCGAACGCGCCCGTGACCCTCGCCCCGAGCATGACGACGACGCCGCCCTGGTGGGACTGCTCGATCTCGGCAGACCTGAGTCGGGCCTCCTTGATACGCCACCGCGTGGCGCAGAGGTTCACCCGCTCGAAGCGGTCGAGGTACTCGCGGTCGGTGAGCCCCATGATCTTCTCGCAGAGCCGGTGCCCCGCGCAGCCGCGAGGGTAGGGGTAGAGCGCGTAGTCCGGGTCGCCGCCGTACGGGTTCGCCTCGCCGACGAGCAGCGGCTTCATCACGTCCGTCTCGTGTGACCGCAGCTCTCGCACCGACCGTCCTCGCCGACGCTCCACTTAGCGCGCTCCTCCTCGGTGCAGTCGCAGAACAGCTCGGGGGCCGGCGCCTCGTCGACCAGCCACACGACGGTCTCTACCGAACCGCCGTCGGAGTCGAACTGCGCCTCGTGGTCCACGCCCGACACGACGCCGCAGAACGGGTGGTGCTTGCCCGGGTTGACGCGCGGGTGCCATAGCGTGAACCGGTCGCCGACGCGCGGCAGATAATCGGCGTGGAACTCGCCGAGGTCCTCGCCCTCGTCGTTGTTCGGGACCTTGATGGTGTAGCTAGGCATGCTCTTCTCTCCTCCAGTCCTTCCTCCGCAGCCCGCGGACGATCCGGCTCACGCTGGACCGGTGCAGGCCCGTCTCCCTGGCGATGCGCGTGAAGCTCATCGTCCCGGCCAGCGCCAGGACGCGCTCCACGTGGTCGGTCCGGCGGTGGCCGGTGAAGCGGCTGGGCGCGGTGCCGTGGACCTTCTTGTCCGCCTCGTTGTGCTCCTTGAGCTTCCACTCGAGGTTGTCGAGCTGGTTGTTGCCCTTGCGGCCGTCCTTGTGCGCCGCCTCGTGGCGTGGCGACGGCGCGGGCCCGACGAACGCCTCGAGCACGGCCTTGTGCACGAGCAGCACGCGCGGCGTCTTGACGCGGGCGTAGCCGCTGTCGCTCAGGTGCGGCTTGAGCACGCGCCCGCCTCGCCGGACGCGACCCTCGCTCGACACCTCGTAGCGTGGGTCGAGGCGCGCGGGGAGCCACCGCTCGGCGGTCACTCCGAAGGCTCCAGGTGCTTGCCTATCTGTTCACACGCGGGGCAGGCGCGCCCTGGGGGGCACCTACCCTCCCTCATCTTCCTGTCGCCCCACATGACCACCTTTGGCGCTTCAGGACGGAAGGCGGCGTCCGCGTTGTCGCCAGACGCCTGGAGGGCCGCCTTGCCGATGCGGATCACGGCGCGCAGCGCGTCGCCGGCCTCGTCCTTGTACCGGTCGTCGTCCCAGGCGTAGGGGCCGCGACCCTCGGTGACCCACATGCGCGAGGCGGCCTCCCGCACCATGCGGTCGATCGCCTCGGCGAGGCCGGTGCGGTCTCGGTGGATGAGACCCCTCAGTCGCTCGACCTCGATGCGTTGGCCCTCACGCTCTGCGTGGGTAGTCAGGAAAAAGTCTTTCATCACCCGATCCCCTCGTCCTCTAGCCAGTCGGAGAACCCGCTGTCCTCGTACTGCGGCGAGTCGTAGGACGGCCCGTCGTCGACGGGCACGTCGTCGACCGGCCTGTCGTCCATCGACGCGTCGAACGCCTCCACGGTGCGCTCCATCGCGGCCTGCACCTCGGACACCTCCTCGGCGGCCGCCGCCTCGCTCAGCGCCTGCTCCTCTCGCTGCGCCTGCTCCTCTCGCTCCGCCTTGCGCCGGAGGCGCCGCGCCAGCAGCTCCTGCCATAGCCCGTCGGTCGCGAAGTCGTTCTTTATCTTCTCCGACCAGTGCCGCGGGGGCCACGCGCCGTAGTGCTCCTTGAAGAGCGCGCTCGCGAACCCCGGCTTGAACCCCTTGGACTTCGCCGTCACGACCTGCCGCCAGAAGAACGCCCACTTGAGCGCCTCGGGCTCGGTCTGGCGCTCCCTCAGCTCCGCACTGGCGTCCTCCGACAGGTCGGGCGCCCCGCGCGGCAGCTCCGCGCCGCAGTGCGGGCAGACGGTCTTGCCCAGCTCGACGTAGGCGCCGCACGCGGGGCACTTGCGCATCGGCGCCTGCCCCTTGGCCCGCTTCGGGCGCTCGGTGAGCGACCACTGCACGTCCTCGAACGGGCAGCCGAGCCGGTCGAAGTTGCCGGCGTGGTCGAGCAGGAGCGGCACGACTCGGTTCCACGGGCGCATCTCGCGCCCCACCGTCTGGCGCCAGAGGGTGACGCTCTGGGTGGGCCGCGCGTGCACGACGCACTTGATCGCCGGCACGTCGAGACCCTCGACGGCGACCAGGCAGTTGGTGACCAGCTCCAGCCGCCCGGACGCGAGGTCTCGCAGCATCGCCTCGCGGTGGCTCTCCGGCGTGTCGCCGTCGAGGTGCGCGACGCGGACGCCGGCCAGCTCGAACCGGCCGGCGAGCGACAGCGAGTGCTCGACGTTCACGGCGAAGAGGATCGTCCGCCGGCGATCGCCCTCGACGAGCTTCTGCGGGACGCGCGCGCCCGCATCGGTGAAGACCGGGTGCAGGTGCGCGCGCCGCAGCCAGTGCTCGACGACGTTGCCCTCCAGCCGCGAGGTGCGCACGACGTCGCCGAGCTGGCCCTCGTCGAAGTCCGCGCCGGACTTCCTTACCTTCGAGACGTCGGGCTGCTCGCTGCCTGCGAAGCAGTCCGGCGCGACGAGCCAGTCGGGGTGCTTGAGCAGCTCCCCGTAGGTCGCGACCTGCACCAGCTCCTGGAACAGCTCGCCGCCGAGCGGGCGGCCGTCCAGGCGCACCGGCGTGGCGGTGAAGCCGATCACGATCGCGTCCGGGTACGCCTTCAGCAGCTCCACGTACGAGTCGCTCGCGGCCCGGTGGGCCTCGTCCACGATGATGATGACCTGCTTGCCGAGGAACGGCTTGTCGCGCCGCGCGAGCGTGGAGATGCTGGCCACCTGCACCGAGGCCGACGGGTCGTAGCGCGCGTCGGCGCCGCGGATGACTCCGACGTGGGTGATGCCCTGGTCGGCGAGCTGGCGCACGCACTGGTCGATGATCTCCTTGCGGTGCGCGACGAACAGGACCGGCAGCGTCGCGGTCCGGATGATGTTCGCCAGGATGAACATCTTGCCGCTGCCGGTGGGGCTCACGCAGAGCAGGCGCGTCACGCCCATCAGCACCTTCGCGCGCACCGAGACGATCGCGCGCGACTGGTAGGGTCGCAACTTCTTGGACAGCGCGGCGGCCGAGAGCGCGGGCGACTCGAAGAGCGGCAGCGTCACGTCGCCACCGCGACGACGTCGAGGATCTTGCCCATGATGCGCGAGGCCGTCTTGGCCCGCATGCGCCGGCCCGGCTTGAGCAGCCGGCGCACCGTCGACTCGTGCTCGCCGATGCGCTTGCAGAGCGTCCCGAACGGGATCCCCCCTGATCCGCCGCACACCCTGCACGGGTCGGCCCAGCCGCCCGGGCGGTGGACCAGTCCGCGGACGCAGCCGGGCGCGTCGCAGGCGACGATCACGCGCGTCCCTGGAGCAGCGTCCTCGCTACCGCGCTCACGTTCACCGGCATCCCGGTCCGCTTGCTCTGCTTTTCCGCGAGCTTCTCCAGTTTCTCGAGCAGCCGCTGCGGCACGCGCAGCCCGAGGTAGACCATCCGATCCTTCTTCTTGTCGACGGGCATGTTGAACACCGATAACACAAAATGGCTTGCTGTGCTCGAAAGAGCGGCGTACGTTGCGGCCAGTTGGGTTTGGTCTGAGTCGGTTTTGACAGTGGAGGTCTCGGATGTCGGACGGCAAGAGCGCCGCGCCAGCGGGCAGCGGCGCGCCTTCGGGGAAGCGCGACTGGGGTAAGTGGCGCGACTACCGCGCGACGTTCTCAGATCGCTCCGACGCGGAGCTGGTGGCGTGCGGGACGTGCGGTCGCCCGTGCGACAAGGTCGGCTCGAAGCACCCGCGCTGCGACGGGTGCTGGGAGGTAGAGCACCGGCTAGATTCGTATCTGCGCGACGGCGGGGACGCAGCGGCTGCCGTCCTGATCGATGCTCTATCGGGGACTTCTCCACCGTCGGACGGGCCGTGCGGAGAGTGTGGTCACCCGCATCCTCTCCTCCACATCAAGTACAGGAGCGCGTCGTGAGGCGCGCCCTGCTGCTCGACACGGAGACGACCTCGATCAGCCCGCAGGACGGTAAGGTCGTCGAGGTGGCGGCGTGCCTGTACGACCTAGAGCTGGGCTGCCCGCTCGAGAGCTACGCGTCGCTCATCAGGTCCCCGGACAACGCCGGCGAGAGGCACAACCGCATCCCGGCGGCGGCGCTCGCGGACGCCAACCACGGCATCGAGGTGTGGCGGCGCGTCGCGGAGCTGTCGCAGACGGCGGACGTCGTCGCCGCGCACAACGCTGAGTTCGACCGGTCGTTCGTGCGCGCGGCCGGCGTCGCTTCGCTGGCGGACCGCGCGTGGGTCTGCACGATGGACGACTTCGAGTGGGACTCGGGCAGCAAGAAGCTCGTCGAGATCGCGCTCGGCTACGGCCTGGGCGTCGCGAGCGCGCACCGCGCGCTCACCGACGTCGACACGATGGCCCGCATCCTCACGCGGGTGAAGGAGATGGGCGGCGACCTGCCGGCGCTCTTCCGCCGCGCGGCGCGCCCGAAGGCTCTCTTCTACGCGATGGTCTCGTACGAGCGGCGGCAGGTCGCCAAGGACCACGGCTTCCGGTGGGACGAGGCCAAGCACGGCAAGAACTGGTTCCGGCACATGGTGCCAGAGGACGCGGCGGCGCTGCCGTTTTCGGTGAGGATGGTCTCCACATGAACCGGGCGGACGAGTGGATCGCCGAGAACCTCACCGTCGAGGCGAGCGCCGGACCGACGGTCCGGCGCAACGTGCTCGAGGCGGCGGTCGCCAAGCTCCTCGCGGAGCGGGACGTCGACGTAGAGAAGTGGCAGGCGTACGAGCGAGACTACGTCTTGCCGTGCTTCAAGTGGGCCGAGGAGTCAGGGTTCGACCTCCGCAAGGCCGTAGCCGAGAATCCAGGTCGCAACTGCGTAGACCTGCTGGTCCGGTGGCTACAGTCCAGGGCGCGCGCCGCGGCGGCGTACGCCGAGACCGTCGACGGCGTGCGCGAGGCGCTCGGCCAGGAGGCGACGCACTACCAGGTCGTCGCCGGGGACGTGGAGGAGCTGGTCAAGGCGGTCGAACTCTGCGCGAGCGACGGCGGCTGCCGGGCGATGACCGTGCTCCGGAAGTTGAGGGAGCGATGACGAGGCGCGCGAGAGTGGGGAAGGTCCCGAGCGTCCTCTACGTGGTGTGCTCCACGCCGGGCAACCCGCACGCTGCCGGTCCGCTGGAGGTGTTCACGCGAAAGCGGGACGCGCAGCGGGCGAGCCGCTGGGGAGACCAGCGACTCGTGGAGTTCGTGCCGAGGGGTCACGGCTGATGCCGCTCCTCATCATCGAGACGAAGACGTCGGGCGAGGACATCACGCCCGGCAGCGCTTACTGGCGCCGGATCCGGATGGACCCGCAGATCGGCGTCTACCTGCGCGCCGCGACGCAGGCGGGGCTCGACCCCGTCGGCATAGGCTACGACGTGCTGGGAAAGGTCGCCCTGCGGCCGCTGAAGGCGACCCCGCCGGAGTCTCGCAAGTACACCAAGCCTACCAAGACCGAGCCGTCGCGCCTGTACGCCAACCAGCGCGACCGCGACGAGACTCCCGAGGAGTACGGTGCGCGGTGCCTCGCGGCCATCGCCGCCGAGCCGGACGCGTACTACCAGCGCGCGCTGCCGGTGCGCCTGCTACAGGAGCAGCACGACGGGGCGGTCGACGTCTGGCAGACGGCTCGGACGATGCGCGAGGCGCACCGGCTCAACGTCTTCCCGCGCAACCCGGACTCGTGCTTCTCGTGGAGCCGGGCGTGCGACTTCCTGCCCGCGTGCTGCGGGGACGTGCCCCTCGACGACCCGCTGCTCTTCCGGAGGGAGGAGAAGGACCACGAGGAGCTGGAGGACGTCTTCGAGGACGACCGCGCGGTGCTCACGCAGTCGAGCATGCGCACGTTCCGCGCGTGCCCGCGGCGATACCAGATCCGCTACGTACTGCACCTGCGGCCGGTGCTCCGGTCCGAGGCGCTGCGGACCGGGTCGAGCGTGCACCGGGCCGTCGAGGCGCTGCGCAAGGGTTACCCGCTCGACGAGGCCCTGCTCAAGCTCGACCACGAGGACCCGTTCGACTACGAGCGCGAGCGGGCGATGGTCGTCGGCTACGTGGCGCGCTGGGGCGACCCGACGCGGGGCATCGTGGCCGTCGAGAAGCAGTTCGAGGTGGACCTCGTCAACCCGGAGACGGGCGCGCCGTCGCGCACGTTCCGGCTGGCGGGCAAGATGGACGCTCTCTACGAGGGCGACCCGCGCGACTTCATAAACGCGCGGCATCCCGGCGTAGGCCAGAGCGCGGGTCCGAATCCCGCGGCCGGGGCGGAGGTGTGACGATGGCAGTAGACCTGAAGCGGATCACGAAGGGAAAAGTGGAGCGGCCGCCGCGCGCGGTCTTCTACGGGTTCGAGGGCGTCGGCAAGACCACGCTGGCGGCCGGGGCGCCGAACGTGTTCTTCCTCGACGCCAACCAGGGCAGCCACAAGCTCAACGTCGAGCGCGTGGTGCCGGAGTCGTGGGACGAGGCGTTCGAGTGGCTGGAGGCCATCGAGCACGGCCACGTCAAGTGCGACAACGTCGCGCTCGACGTGCTCTCGGACTTCGAGAACATGAGCCACGCGAAGCTTTTCCCCAACAGCACGATCTCCAAGTACGAGGGCGGCTACGGCAAGGGCGACGACGTGGCCTTGATGGAGTGGCGCCGGCTGCTCGCCCAACTCGAGCGCGTGTGGCTGCGCGGCAAGGGGGTCATCTTCGTGGCCCACGCCCAGGTGAAGAAGTTCGAGGACCCCACCGGTCCCGGCTACGAGCGGTTCGAGCTGGCGTGCAGGAAGAACGTCGCGGCCCTCATCAAGGGCTGGAGCGACTACGTGCTGTTCGCGCGCGAGAGCGTGACGACCGTCGCCGAGAAGGGCAAGCCCACCCGGGCCACGACGACCGGCGAGCGGTGGCTCTACACCAAGCGCACGCCCGCCTACGACGCGAAGGCGCGCGGCACGGCCCTCTTCCCGGAGAAGATCCCGATGTCGTGGGACGAGTTCGCGAAGGCGATCCGCGAGGACGACGCGCGCGGCGAGCAGATGAAGCGCGAGCTGGACGCGATGCTCGCCGAGATCGACGACAGGGCGTACGAGAAGCAGGTCCGCGACTTCCTCGCGCAGTACCCGCCCGACAAGTACCCGAGCAGCCTGGTCGACTCGTTCAACCGGGTCCAGATCCGGCTCAACGAGAAGAAGTCCGGCCAGGCCGACGCGGAGAAGAAGCCCGCGCCCGCGGCGGCCTGAGAGTGTCTGAGTGAAGTGACCGAATTGTAGAACAAGGAGACCCGACCACCATGAGCAACACACCCCCCGTCCCCCAGGCGCCGACCCAGTCGCCCACCGCCAAGCCCACCGACCCGAAGGAGGGCCGGTACAAGGCCAAGGCGGTGACGCCCGACGCGACCGGCGCGCCGCACGAGTTCGGCAAGAGCAAGCAGGGCACCCCCGAGCTGCTCGTCCACCTGTTCCTGCCCGACCTGCAGCGCACGTACGTCTCGCCGCTGTACTTCTCGGCGGACGCCGCCCCGTACTCCGAGGAGCGGCTGCGCGCGCTCGGGTGCGCGGACATCACGACGCTCGCCGGCATCGACGCCAACGAGGTCGACGTGGAGCTGAAGTACGAGTTCTACGACGGCAAGTGGCGCATGAAATGCCAGATCCTCTCCGGCGGCGGCGTCTTCCACACGTCGAACCCGATGCCGGGCGGCGGCAAGGAGTTCGCGGCGAACATCCAGGCGACGCTCGGTCGGCCGGTCAACCTCGGCGGGGCGCCCGCGACCGGTAACGGGTCGGGCGCTCCCAAGCCCCCGTTCTGAGGTGCTTAGGCGCGGGAGGGCGGTCGACGTCGCCGACCTGGGCGACGCCGACCTCCTCGAGCGCGTGCTCGCCCGGAGCGACCTCGACTCGACCGAGCGCGCCGCGTTCGACGGGATGCTGGGTACGATCCTGCAGCGCGTCGAGCAGTACGGCGACGACGCGTACCCGCTGACCGAGCCGCAGCGGCGGTGGGCCGAGATGGTCGCTGTCCGCGAGAAGTCGCGGCTGACGGGCGAGGAGTTCGCCGAGGTGGTGCGCGCCACGATCGGAAGGGACTTGAGGTTGCGCGAGCGCGAGAGAGTCACGGAGGACGACTGATGGGACAGACAGCCACCGCCACCACCGCAGAGCAGGCCCCCGCCGCACCGTTCCTGAAGTGGGCGGGAGGGAAGCGGCAGCTGCTGCCCGAGATCCGCGAGCACGTCCCCGCCGAGTTCGGTCGGTACTTCGAGCCCTTCGTCGGCGGAGGCGCGGTTTTCTTCGACCTGTTCGCCGCGGACCGGATCCGGTCTAGGTGCTACCTGGGCGACGTGAACGAGGAACTCACGACCACCTACGCGGCGGTCCGGGACCACGCGGACGCGGTCGTGTCATCCCTGCGCGCGCACGCGCGACGCCACTCCGATAGCTACTTCTACGAGGAGCGCGCGCGCCGGCCGACGACGCCGGCCCACGTCGCCGCGCGGATGATCTACCTCAACCGCACCTGCTACAACGGCGTCTACCGCGTCAACAAGAGCGGCGGGTTCAACGTCCCGATCGGCCGGTACGCGAACCCGACCGTGTGCGACGAGACTAACCTGCGCGCGTGCTCCGAGGCCCTCGAGTACGCGGAGGTGGTCTGCGGCGACTTCGCCTCCGTGCTGGCGACCGCCAGGAGCGGCGACTTCGCCTACTTCGACCCGCCGTACCTACCGGCGAGCGAGACCGCCGACTTCACCGGCTTCACCGCCGCCGGGTTCAAGGCGTCCGACCACGAGCGCCTGGCGGAGTGCGCTCGTCGGCTCAAGGAGACCGGCGTGCGCGTGCTGCTGTCCAACGCGGACCTGCCCGCAGTCCGGGAGCTGTACCGCGGCTTCGAGGTGCGGGCCGTGAGGGCCCGCAGGAACATCAACAGCAAGGGCGGCAAGAGAGGGGACGTCGGTGAACTGCTCATCTGGTAGTGGGGTAGATCGATGATGGACCCCACCGCGTTCGGCCGGCAACTCGAGCGGCTCATGGACGGCCACGCCGACGACCTGTTCTGGCTGTCGCACGTCGAGGAGCTGTCGCCGTGCCAGCTAGGCGCGTTCTACGTGGCGGTGCGGCTCGGGGAGCGCAGGCGGACGGAGAGGCGCGGCGGCGCCGGCGCGCTCGACCGGGTGCTCGACGCGCTCGGGATGTCTAGATCGTGGGTGGTGGGTGGGCCGCGCCACAGGGACCCGCGCTGCACGTGCGAGGCGATCCAGTCGGCGGACGCGACGAGGCACTTCAAGGAGTGCCCACTCCGCGCGGAGCACCCCAAGTGAGCGAGCGCGCGACCGACCTC